TTATCGAATCCGTCTGCCATAATTATTCCTTAACTTAACCAGTTTGCAATTGTATTACCAATACCAGTTGCTGTTTGACCTAATTGATTATAAGTCCCTTGCATTGCAGCATTACCTTGTAACATACCTGTTGCAGCTAACTGAGCAGCATTAGTTTGTCCTGTAAGACCTAACTGACCTGCGGACGCACCTGCGGCAGCTTGTGCTTTAGCAAGGTCTGCAGAAGTTGTCAACGGCTGTTGTGCATAACCTTGTAATGTATTTGCAGAACCAAACAGACCAGTACCAGTATTAATTTGTGAATTTAACAAGTTTTGAGCATAAGTAGGAGCGTTAGCAGCTAATTGAGCGTCTTGTTGTGCTATAGAATTATAATAAGCAGCTAGTTGAGGATTAGTCTGCATTAATCCAGCTTGACCGGGAGCATAGCCAGCCATTGTACCACCAGTAGCTAAACCAGTTGTTCCGGTTTGGAACTGAGTATTATTTAAGTTAGCTAATGCTTGTTCACGACCCGGAGCTAATAGCCCTTGCTGTTGTGCAATATACTGTCTTTGTATGTCTTGAGTATTTGTTGTAGTTGGGAGTGCTTGAGCACCTAAACCAAACAGATTCTGTATCTGTCCACCAACTTGTGCTGTAGGAGTAAAACCAGCAGAAGTTATTTGCCCTGTTACTGGGTCTCTAGTAAACTGTGAAGAACCAAAGAAGTTCGTAGTTCCAATAGGAGTAAAGGATGCTAGGTTTTGTGCTTGAGTAGCTGCATTGCGAACTGACTGTGCTTGAGTACTATAAGCATTTTGTAATGCAGCTTTATTTTGATTAGCAGTAAATAAACCAGTAGCAGCACCAAGTAAGTTACCAAATCCTGAATTTTGAGCAGCGGCTCTTTGTGCAGCAGTAGCTGTTCCACCTAATAATGCTTTAACTACAGAAGAACCAAGACTTTTAACCATTCCAAGAATTGTATTGCTGTCTGTTCCTGAACCAACAAATGCAGGAGTTTTAGCTAGTTCAGCCGCAATCTGTTCATCAGACATATTAATATACGGATTTACTGGAGCAGCTCCACCGTAATATCCCCCTGCCTGTGCTTCCACATCACCAGAGTTTTGTCCATAATCTATTGGAGAAAAATCTGTTACTGTAGGAGGTGTGTATGTGTCCACATTAGCGGGATTGTCGTAATATCCACTCGCTGTTAACCAATCTTCCATATTTGTATTTCCTGTATTTGTATTACTTGAAGTTCCATTAAATAATCCTGCACCTGTATCTACGGCAGCACCTACACCTGCTCCAATAGCTGCATTAGTTGCACCTGTTAATAGTCCTGTAACAGGGTCTCTACCTGTAGCACCTGCAGCTATTGCACCGCCAGTAGCACCGCCAGCAACTTGTCCAACAGCAGTTGAAGCTACTCCACCTGTTCCAATGCCGACATTTTGTTGTGCTAACATTGCTGTTTGTTGTGAACCAACATCAGTTCCAAATTCTGCCATTGTTCCAACATAGTCTGCAACACTAACTCCAGCAGCAGTAGCAGCGGCTGAAATTGCAGCCATTTTAGCTGCGTCTTCTAACGGAATACCAGACGCAATTGCTTTTGAAGCAGTATAAGCTGGAATAGCGTATAATGATGCTCCGCTAGTAGCAGGAGCAGCAACGATTGCACCAATTTTAACTATTGTACCTATAGGGTCATCAACTGCAGGTTGGATAACATTTTTATCAATGGTGACACCTGCATCAGACACTACATTAGCAATTGACTGTCCAGCATCAGATACAGCGTTAACAACACTTTGTATTGGATTACCGCCTTCAAGTGTCATTCCATAAGAAAATGGACTACGAGTACGAGGTGAAAAAGCATTGATTGGAAGAGTAGAATCTAAACTATATCTCATTAAGTAATCTCCAATTCCCATGCAATATTCTTACCTTTTTTAGTAGTCTTTATTGGTCCTAATGTTTCTAACATTTTAATCAATCTAGGATTAGTAGTTTCTGATTGTAGTTTCTTAACACCAGCTTTTTTAACGGTATCAAAAGCAACTTTCATTGCTTGTGGTAGTGTAGACAAAGGGTCTAGTGTATACATATGTACTTCTAATACACCGGGTTCTTTACGGATACCAACAAACACAGTGTTGTTATGACGAACAAGAACAGCTTTCTTTTCGTTGATTAAAGCAACAAAGCCTTTTAAGAGTTTGTCTTCTTCTTTACTAAAACCACCACGAGCTAAGTCTTTCTTGATAATCTCGGTTGGTGTATATTCTTGAGCAAGTGCCATTATAATGTTCTTCCAATTTTGACATAAACATCTAATTTTTGAATAGACAATGAATTACCACCAATACTAGACTCAAGACCTAATTGAATTACACGACCAGAACCTGAAGTTGGTATCTTTAATTTAGTAATTACAGACCCGCCTGAGTATTTACCAATAGCGTATTCTGCGATACCATACTCTGCAATAGAAGTTGTATCTAAAGTTACTGCTTGAGCACTATAAGAACCTGCGTAATCAAAGTCCCATTTAATGGTCACATTCTGAGATGCTCCACCAATTAAAAAGAAATCAGCACTCTTTAGCATCTTCAGTGTGGTTGGTGCTGAATAGTCAGCATAATTGGTATAATATGACATAGAATACGATGAAGAGTTATCAATGTATCCAGTGTACAAACCAACATAACCAGCTTTGCCTAAATATAATGCAGTTGTTGTTGTAAGACAAAATGCTGTTGGTGCAACATCCCATGTTGTTACACGAGAAGCACCATCTTGTAATTGTGTTCTAGTATCAAAACAATAAGTCTTTACTACGGTAGGTAACGATAATAAGTAAAAAGCATCTAATGGGGAATAGATTGCTTTAATCTTTGTACGGTCACTTTCCGTTGTGATATCCAATAACAAATCATCACGAACATTCTTAGACAAATCACGCAAAGGAGCAGATTTTTCTTGAATTACTCGCAGCAGTGAACGCACACCTGTTTCAGACAAGAAGATAACATCTGTACCTGTCTTTTGTACGGAATCACGAGCGATGCAACCAACACCGCTAATCATGTCAGAAAGAGTTAAATTAGAAGGGTCTTTAGCATTGCTATAGATAACTACATGGCGAGTACAGAATATGATTAAGAAACCATTATGCTCTGTAATTGCAGTGATAGGGTCTCCATCACCAACCACTTCAGAAATGTTTAGTCTTCCAGAAGTTCCTGTTTGATAATTTAAAGCATTAACTAAATCTGAAAAATAGACTGTTTGTCTATCGCCAGTAATATCAGCCACCCAAGTGCGACCATAAGCAGCCAAAGAACAGTTAGGAGTGAAAGTAGTAGTAGAATAACCTGACGGTACATTTCCTAAATCTCCTAATCTTTGAAACCCAAATGCTGTAGTTAAATAGTTTAACAACAATACTGGATGACCAGCCTGAACTACAGTAGCAAATGCTTTAGTTTCACCAGATTGCTGAATATTAGATACTTGCCAATGGTCTGCAGTAATGGTATAGCTGACATCAGCGCTGTCTGCAGCATTACGAACATTCTTCTTAACTAATGCGCTAGACTCTTCAAGGAAGAGCTTATTGTTGCCAGCAGCAAATAAAACAGTATTGTTATCAGGACCACGAACTTGTGCTAGTGTCTTAACATCTGAAGTACTTAAATCCCCATTAGAAGCATGAACTGGTGTCCATCCTTTACGAGAACCAACACGACCAAACTTATCAATAATACAGTTTTGAGCAACTAAAGCATATCCAGATTCTAAAGTAACACCAGAGTCCTGAGTATTTAAACCCATGAACCCCGGAGCTGCAATCGTAGCGGCTTGTAGTGCTTTAGACATTAATTAGCAACCCACTCAGTGTACTCAGTGTGGTGTGCAGCTTGAATAGCAATGTTGTCGCTTAGAGAAGACTTGTACAAAGCCCATGCTTCGCTAGAATTCAATCCATTGTCCTCACCACGCTCAAGCAATGCTCTAGCATAGGCATTAAGGATAATAGGAGTTGCAGGAGCTAATATAACAGTACCGTCTGAAGACAAATCTGCTTGTGGTACAATAGCGTCTAAAATCAATGTATAGACTTTATCTGGCTGTGGATAAACACTAACTTTAGTATCACCTGTTGATGAATCTACTGTACTAAAGGTATAGTACATTGGTGAAGATACTTGAGGTGTTCCAAAGGTGGTAAAACGATTCATACGCTCTGCGGTGATATTAATCATTGCATAGTCTTGACTATCGTTTAGAAAGTCTACAACACGAAATCTGTCACCTAAGCCAGTGACTGTGTAATCATACTGACCTGCTACGGTAGAGACAGTAAAATAAGTAGTTAAGGAATTCCACTCGTAAGCATCTTCTACTTGTTTTTTAGCGTCATTAACCAGCTCTCCAACTAATTTGGAATAGCTAGTTTCATTGACTGTAGCAACTTCAGTTTCACGCAATCTACGCAAAACAGAGTTTACAGCTTGTAGGTAAGTTGTTGCCATGTTATTCCTTAGTTTATCACACTTTTATCAATGTGTCAACAATTATTTTATTTACAATCCCACTTTTTTAATGCCAATGCTTTACGAGTAGGTCTTCCTTTTTCGTCCTTCATAGGACCGTCAACACCACTCATACGAGCACAAAAGCTCTTGCGTCGACCAGCAGCTTTAGGAGACTTGGCGGCTTCTTTAGCAGACACTGGCGGCTTTAGCTTAGAACCAGTAGTCTTGTTATAGTAGTCTCTACCTTTTTGATTAAGACCACCTTCAGGGTTCTGATAGACCTTCTTAACCATTATTTCTTCTTCTTTGCTGTTTTAGCAGAGTCTTTAAATGCTTTAGCAGTAGGAGCACCTTTGCTACCGACCTTACGCATCTTCTCTCCAGAGCCTTCAGCGATACGCTTACGCTTTGCAGCGATATTGGAATAGAGTCCTTGCTTCATTATCTACCTCTGCCAGCAGACTTCTTCATTGGCTTCTTAGCCATGCCAGCTTGACTCATTGCAATAGCGATAGCTTGCTTACGAGACTTAACTACAGGACCAGTCTTAGAACCAGTGTTTAGAGTACCTGCTTTGTATTCGTGCATTACTTTACCAATTTTAGCTTGTTGCTTTTTAGTTTCTTTCATGATTTATCCTTATAGAAGTTCAGTTACAGATAATGTAGAAGATGTTACACCAGAGTCTTTAATAACAGCAATTTTATCTCCGGGATTTACTCTAACAAAGAAAATATTATTAGTTGCTGCCATAGGACTTGTTGTAATAGATGCAGTAGGTGCTGTACCGATTGCAAAATGACAATGTCCTAGAGATACAGCAATTTGAACCATTGTTGTATTTTGACCAAAAGCTGTTGAAGCTACACTAGAGTTGGTAACAGTAAATACTTGAGTTGTTCCTAAAGCAGGAACTCCGTTAGCTACTCCGTTAGGGTCTAGTTGAAATGTGCTCATAATTAATCCTTATATTAATGTAATTTTAATGCGACAGTAGCTAACAAAGCAATAATAAATCCACAAGAACCTATCATAATCTGTTCTAAGCGTTTTAATCTTCCGTTGATACCTAGATACCTTTCTGCACACACAGCCTCGTGTGAGTTCAATCTAGCCTCTGTATTGTCAATTAATTCACTCATTTATCAATCCTGCTTTGGAAAAGACAAATCAAGAGATGCTAGTTGCTCCACAGTAGTGCAAGCAGTAATAGCAGCTTCTAACTCATTAGACTTAGTACGGATAGCAGTTCTTTTAGCAGTTGTGTTCGCATCTACAGCAGGACCACCTTCAGCAGCACGAATCACCTTCCAATCAGTCGCAGCTAAGAGTGTTCCAGCAGTAACTTTAACCTGAGCAATAAAATTAGTTTTTAAACCTTTGGTCGTATATTCTTTACCGTCTACAGTCTCAGTAACATCTTCCAATGCTTTAGGATTGGTAATATCACCATTCCAATAGAATCTATCGTCAGCACGAACTGGGTCAGAAACTTCAGTAATACCAATTGCTAGTTTCTCAGCCAATGTAGTTAGGTTTAGCCAGTTAGCAGGATACTGTATGTCATTAACAGTAAATGCAGTTCCTTGTGCTAAATGACTACCATTTAATATAAACATAATTACCTCGCTAAAGCGTTTTTAAAAGGGTTTTCGGCAAATGCCATGTAAATGTAAGTTGAACCATTAGTATTATTACCAGCATTGGTAGTTCTCAACTTAAAACCATTAGATAGTAAATCTACTGTATTTTCATTTGAAAGACTTGTGCCATTTTCAGCACTAGATTCATTGGCAAATAAACTCGCTCCAGCCACATTGTATGTATTTCTAGAAGAATCATACATAATCCAGCCGTTTCCAGCGCCAGATGTCATCTTAAACATAATCCAACGAGGTCTAAATCCTGTGTAAACAAAAGTTCCATCAGTAGAACCATTACCTGTATAGCTACCAAACTTACTAAATCCAGCTATTTCTGACCAGCAGTAGGCTACATAAGTTTGAGTGTTTTGATTTGTATTTGCGTTTGTTCCAACTCCAAATACTGTGCTAGTTGCGGCTGAATTAAAAAATGATGAGTCAGTAGTTACTGCACCAGTTGAATTAAGTGTTACAAATTTTGTGTAATTACCAAGACCAGAGTTCCAAGCAATCCAAGAACCGCCTATATTTGTTCTAGCTTTAACAATTATCATGCTGGGTGCAACACCTAGACCATGACCAACAGTAGCATTGCTTCCTGTACCTGTATAAGTAACAACACTAAATCCAGCAGTAGCATTTACGCTTACTGTTGATGTAATAGAGCCACTTGTATTAGATGATGATGAGCCTTGACCAGCTTGCCAATTCCAAGAAATAAAATTGTTAGAAGCATTGTTTGTAGAACCTGAATCACCTAAAGTAAACCCAGTAGAAGCAAAAGCTGTTAAACCATTAGCAATAGTTCCTTCTGCGGAAGTGGTGTTCGAACTTAAATATTTTGTAGCACCCCTTACTGAATCATATAAAAAGTGGTCATCCGCTACATTTCGTACTTTAATCCAAGTAAAGTCAGGTTTAAACCCAGTAGCAATAGTTTGAGTGCCACCGTTACCGTTATACAAAGTAGCGTTCATGTAACTTGCACCTTGAACAATAGTGCTATCAGGTAAGTTAAAAGTATTGAGTGCTACAAAGCCTGTTGGGGGAGTTTGTGCAAAAGGTCTTTGACCAAAGTTTACTGATATAGCAGTAGAAGTGTTATTTCCAAATCCAAGCATGGGTACATAAGTGCCAGTTAATCCTGTTGCGGCTGCACCACCACCCTGTAAAGCACCATTAAGGTAATAAGTTAAAGTGCCAGCACCAGCATCAAAAGCAATACCAATAATGTCACCAGATACCCATGCACTTCCCCATAGTGTTCCTGTTCCAGCATTATATTTATAAGTATTTGTGCCGTTTGAATAATAGAACCAGCATCCAGCCGCAGTTTGTGGGTCAACTCCTAATGATTGGCTAAATGTAGCAATACCAAACTCTGCTCTTACATCAGAAGTAGGTACTGTGCCTTCCCAATACCATTGCCCTGTACTTGGCAAAGCCATAGTTCCTCTAACAAATCCTGTATAAGCACTAAAAGTAGCACTTAAATTTGCATTTGAAAGGGTTACATTTGAATATTGGTCTAATGGATTTAAAACACAATAGTTAGCTGTTGTTGCACTTGTCAATGTAGGAACATCAGTCATTGAATCATAAGTGCTGTTGCTACTAATACTAATATTATTAGTAGTCCAGTTATTACTATTACCGCTAAAGTCATAACCTAATGCAGTTGTACTAGCTGTGTTAGTAAATGGCAAATAAAAGCCATTAGTGCCGTAAGTGCCAGCATAGCGTTTAGGTTTCCATACTCCAGTTAGTGCATCTGTTTCACCAAATGAAGATGGGGTTAGTGCTTGACCGTCAATAAAATTTACTTCAGCCATGTAGCCGTCAAATGGTCTCGGTTCTGCACTTCTAAAAAAACCCATACGATGATAATTACCAGCTTTATTCATCTCAGTATTAGTATTTGTTGGGTTTGTTTTTGATGCATATGAAATTTCTACACCATTTACATAGCAATTGACAACTGTGCTAGATGCGTTCATAGAAAGAACAATGTGATACCAAGCTGATGTATCACGATAAACTGCATTAGAAGTAAATGCTTCACCAGCAGAGTTATTACTTTGTAATCTAAGAGTGTTGTCTGTTTCAAAAATTAAACGAGCATAACTAAGAGGATTTGAACCTACATCATAAGCAGACCCCATAAACAAGTGGTTTGCGTCTGATAAAGATAAAGAGCCACGCTTAACCCATGCACTCCATGTCCAAACTTTATTGTTTGTTGGAGTTCCATATGTTCTATTCAAATAAGCAGTAGCACTAGCCCTAAACCTTAAAGATTTAGTTAAGTTATAAGCATCATCTCCAGCAAGGAGTAGATTAGTTCTAATCATTTAACATCCGCTACTAAGCGAGCAGTAATTCTTGTTGTGGATTCAACATAATAGGCTAAGACATCCACAGCAGAAGCTGTAGTTGTCAGAGTAGGAGCTGTGCCACCGGGGAACTTAAAGTAAGAACCGTAAGCTAATGTGCGTGAGCCAGTACCATCTTGAGTAATCACGATTACACCAGATTGACCAGCAGTTAGGTTAGTTGGATTAGCTAGAGTACGATTACCACCTAAAGTAACAGAGAAGTTATTAGCATTGTTAAAGTTAGGAGTAATGGTTGCACCATCAGTTAGTGCAGTGATAGTGCCACGCTGTGCTACTGTAAAGTTTTGATTTACATTAAGAAAAGCATTATTTG